GCTCATTGACGACCTCAGACCTAAGCAGCAAGCCTTCATCCGCGAATACCTCAAGGATCGCAACGGTGCTGCCGCCGCCGTCCGTGCTGGATACTCAGCCCATACCGCCAAGGTTATTGCATCAAGGTTAACTGCCCAGGTTAACATTCGTGCCGCTATCGATGAGATGGAGAACCGCATCGCCGTCAAGGATGTCGAGGATTTATCCTTGTGGCGTAAGGAAATGCACGACTTAGCCTTTGTTAACCTGCCATCTGATGACTTCAAATACGACCACAAACTGCGCGCCCTAGACATGATCGCCAAGGCCGAAGGGCGCTATGCCTCTGATGCTGGCAATGCCACAGCATTCGCCATCAACATCAACCTTGGCGAGCCTGCCGATTCACCCGCGCATATAGATGATGCGATTGAGGTAACCGATGACACCCAAAGCGCCGCCGCCGCCCGCACCTCCACCGAAGCCCCCGACGATTGACCAGGCCGCACAGCAGGCCGACGCTAACGACATGATACGCCGGCGCCGTGGCTACGCTGCTACTGTGCTACCGCAGGACCAGCCTGCGACCCGCACGGGCACACGTAGCGTACTGGGGTCCTCGGCCGGTATCGGCTTGCAGGGGTAGGGGGAGGAAAACGCGGCGGCTCGTGCGAAGCGCTATTGCCGTGCTCCCGCGAATAGAAAAATGGCGAAAATTCTAGAAATGCGAATGGAGAGGCTGCGAGAGCAATCCGATGCCGTCGGCAGACAGAGCACTCCGAAAGAGAGTTGCCCCGGGGAAGTGCCTGCCTCTTTCTTATTTCGGGGGAGAGTCTGAGAGGGGGCGCTTTGTAGTTGCGAAACCCCCAACTATCATACTTTTTTGATTTGTCAAGGGTCGAATTGAAAGAAAAATGCGAAAGGGCAGAGGATTTTTGCACAAGACCCAAGACTGGTGGGAGAAGGGGGCGCAACTGGAGAGGCTGATGGACGCGCCGGTTCCGATGTCGGATGCGAATAAGCGGGCGTTGCGGCGGCGGTACGTAGAGAATCAGCGGGATACGGGGCGGTTGGTGTGGGACTGTGATAAGGGTCAGATGGTCCTTAAGTGAAAAAGGATAAAAAGCAGAAGGGCAAGATTGAGACGTGCCCGGTATGCCTGATGAATTATTTGAAGGGGCAGCCGCACGAGTGCCCGCCGGTGAAGCCGGCGCGGGACGATGATGGGGATGGAGACCACGACTGATGCCTGACTACGTGAACGACACGGCGATGGGGGAGAAGGCGCAGGCTTACAAGCGCGAGTTTGAGGCGTTGCAGGCGTATCGGTGGAACTGGGAGAGCTACTGGGCGGATATCGCGCGGCGGATAAACCCGGCACAGAATATTTTTATGCGGCCGGTGCTGGGCGTGCCGCAGGCCGAGCGGCGGACGGAGTATATTTTCGACTCGACGGCGGTGCAGGCGCTGGATAATTGCGCGGCGCTGTTTGAGTCGATGCTGTTTCCGCGGACGCAGAAGTGGCACAATCTGGGGCCGACCGACCCGGCGCTGAAGGATGACCGCGAGGCACGGCAATACCTGGAGAATCTGAATGACATATTATTTGCCGCTCGCTACTCTCCTTCGGCGAATTTCGCCTCCCAAGCCCACGAGAACATGGTGGGACTGGTCGGCTTTGGGACAGGTAGCCTATTTGTCGATGACGCCTACGGAACAAGCCTCCGTTATCGAGCTATCAACCTGCAAGACCTCTACTTCGCCGAAAACCACGTCGGGCTCATAGATACGGTCTTTCGCAAGTTCGATTTCACCGCGACGCAGGCGGTGGACAAGTGGGGGATTGAGAATGTGCCGGCGGGGGTAAAGGCGAGCTACGAGAATCCGAGCCAGAAGTATCGGATTTATGAATGGCTGCACGTGGTGAAGCCGCGGCGCGAGCCCGAGGCGGGGCGGAAGGATTATCGGGGGATGGGCTGGGAGAGTTGCTATCTCTGTTATCAGCCGCTCCAGATCGTCGAGGAAGGGGGTTATCGGACGATGCCCTACGCGACGAGCCGGTTCATCGTGGGGCCGCGCGAGGTCTATGGACGGTCGCCAGCTTTCACGAGCCTCGCCGATATAAAGATGCTCAACGAGATGAGCCGGACGGATTTGAACAATGCCCAAAGAGCCGCCGACCCGCCTGTCCTTCTCCCTGAGAGTGGTAATGCATTTTCTGTCCGCCCTGGGGCTCTTAATTATGGCATGGTATCTGATGATGGCCGGCCACTGGCTATTCCATATGTTAGCGGGGCGAAGGTAGATATCACTGAAGAAAAGATGGAGTACCGGCGCAAGGCCATCAAGACGGCTTTCTACGGGAATGTGTTCGAGATGCTGCTGGAGAATCCGAACATGACGGCAACCCAGGTGCTCCAGATCGCGGAGGAGCGCGGGATTCTCCTGACGCCGGCGATGGGACGACAGCAATCGGAGTTCTTAGGCAATGTCATTAACCGCGAGATTGATATTCTATTTCACGCTGGGATGCTTGATTCTCTTGGGCCTATGCCTGATTCACTGGCTCGTTCAGGCGGGCTGATTAAGGTGGAATACCAATCCCCCCTTAACCGGCTCCAACGCGCTCAGGACGTAATCGCCATTCAGCGGACGGTCGAGCAAGTAGTGCCGATTGCGGAAGCGGGTCATCCCGAAATCATGGATTCGTTCGACTGGGCCAAGGTCGGCCGCGAGATAGCCGAGATCAATGGCGTGCGGGCGGATTTGCTCTTGAGCCCTGAACAAGTCGCGAGCTTGCAGGACCAGAAGGCGCAGCAGGCCAACGCGCAAGCGCTGGTACAGGCGGCGCCGCAGGCGGCGGGGGCGGTCAAGGATATCGCACAGGCGCGTCAGATGGCGACCAGCGCGCCGGCACAGGGGCAATAGATGACGATTTCCGAACCATGCGCGATTCGTGGCTGTCTCAAGATGGCGACCTTCGACACCCGGGAAGTGATCGGCGCGGGGCGCTTCGTGCTCTGCCACGATTGCCAGACCTCGATATTCCTCGACGTGATGCTATCGATGGAGCACGGCGAGAATGTGCCGGCGAATACGACTCATGTGATGGCGCAGCGCTATAACAGCTGGGTGCGGGGGCTCGGGGGGAAAAGCATCGGCCATCGCTCAGGCAGCGTGACGAGTGTGAAGGATTTGGAAGCGCCGATTATCGTGAGGGGGAACTGATGGATTTCATAATTGCCATAATGGTCGGGATGAGCGTCTTTTCAACATTGGTCCTACTGGGGGTGGCATATGCCGCAGACTAGCGCCGGTAAGACGGTAATGGCGAAATTCGTCAAAGAGTACGGAGCTAAAAAAGGCAAGTCCGTCTTCTACGCCAAGTCGAATAGCTCGAAGTCCTTCGCTTCCAAGATGGGGGAAAGCTCGGTGTATAACCGTGGACACAAGTAAGAAGAAAGAGCCCGACGCCGACAATCGCGGCAGCCTTGCCAACCGCATGAAGCACCTCGACGGCGACGCCGACGACAAGGGTATCATCGCCAAGTACACCAAGATGATGCGCGACAAGCGACGCAAGAAATGATGTACGATTTCGGCATAATCACACTGATTCACTTAAGCGATGAGTTCGTTCTAGTGCTATTCCGCGATGGCAAGTATCAGTGGGTGCCTAAGAAATGACTCCGCCATGGCAACGCCGCGCATTAGCCGCCAAGCGCCGGGTCTTTGCCGACGCCTTCGCTCGGCTCATGCTGAATAACGACCGCACACTCAAGAGCGAAGCCAAGATCGTGATGGCGGCGATGAGCCATTTTTGCAGCGCGGGTGAGACCACCGTGCGCTACGCGCCTGATGGCAAGGTCGACGCGCTGGCGAGTGCGATCGCGCAGGGACGGCACGAAGTCTGGCTGGAGTGGAATCGCTACCTGACGATACAGGAATCCGAACTCGCCGAGGCGGATCGGTTCTTCCTCAATGAGAGTGGCCTGCGGATGCAGGAATTGGAGCATTAATGGACCGAGACCAGGCCAACGCCATCTTAAGAGCGATGCTCGACAAATATCCATTTACTCGAGAAGAAGGACTGGCGCTGAGTCTTTGCG